TATGGTGCTCGTCCAGGTATGGCGCGGGTAACAATTACTAATGTAAACAAGCGCGACTTTAGAAGAATGCGTGATAGAGACATGATTTCACAAATTGAAAATTTTGAGGCTGGAAATTAATGCAACATTTTTATGACGGACAAATAAGGCGTTACATTACTCAAATCGTAAGATTAATGAGTAACTTTAGTTATAAAGATGGCAAAGGTGCTTTGGTACAAGTACCTGTCATGTATGGCGACTTGACTAGACAAGTTGCTAATATTATTAGAGAAAACTCAGAAAACAAAATTCCTAGCGCACCTAGAATGGCTGTTTATGTATCTGCTCTAGAACAAGATACAAACCGTCTTAGCGATTCTAGTTATGTAAACAAACTAAACATTAGAGAACGTGCATATGATAGCGCAGGCCAGGAATATTTAAACACAGAAGGCAAAAACTACACTGTAGAAAGATTAATGCCTACTCCTTATTTGCTTTCAGTAAATGTAGATATTTGGAGTAGCAATACTGATCAAAAATTACAAATACTAGAACAAATTTTAATGTTGTTTAATCCTAGTTTAGAAATACAAACCACAGATAACTACATTGATTGGACAAGTTTAAGTGTAGTCAACCTAACAGGATTAACTTTTAGTAGCAGAAGCATACCAATGGGGACAGAATCCGAGATCGACATAGCAACTTTAAATTTTCAAACACCTATTTGGATTTCTCCGCCTGTAAAAGTAAAACGTTTAGGTGTTATTACAACAATTGTCCAAAGTATATTCAATGAAAGTCAAGGAACCATTGAGGTTGATCTTTCAAGACCTACTTTACAAGCATTTCAAGATAGAAACTTTCCTAAAAATGAAGTTAAAACTGTTATTACTAAAGAAGAAACACCTACAGTGCCAACAACTGATGTTCACACCAAGGTTGCAACGGTTCCGACGGATGGTATAAAACAACTTGAAACTAGTCCCGAGGCAGTAAAAACTGATGTAGACGTTGTAATCAATACAAGTCATGATAATTATAACCTACTTGTATTAAATAGCACCGCCCAACTGGTTAGAAAAGGTATAGTAGGCGCAGAAACATGGCTAGGTTACCTTAAATCAATGCCATTTGTATTTGAAGGTACAGGAAGCCTTAACGGTACAGAACTTAGATTGTTACGAACCGACTGGGATACAGAAATTGTAGGATACATTCAGATTAACCCTAGTGATCCTACAGAAATTGTAATCAACTGGGATACAGATACTTTACCTAGTGATACAGTTTTCCACGGTCCAAATGGAGATAGAAGCAAAATTGATTACATTATTGATCCTCAAAGAACAAATCCCGACGGTTTGAAAGGTTCTAATCCAAGAATACTCCTTTTAGGCGATTTGAATGATAGTGTTAATGTAGGTAAACCAGGATATGACGGGCCCGACGCATGGAAAAATGCAGACGGAACTGATTTTGTCGCAAGTGCTAATGATATTGTAGAATGGGATGGATCAAAATGGCATATTGTTTTTGATTCTAGCGAAGATGATAGTACCGTTGTATATACAACCAATCTAAATACAGGCGTCCAGTACAAATTCGATCAAGACGAGTGGATATTGTCTATAGATGGCGAATATCAAGTTGGAACATGGCGTTTAGAATTTTAAATAACTATTAATATGAAAGATAAATTAATAGTATGTAGTGGTGCTTTGGTATACGCACTTAATACCAAACGTTTTTTATTCCTACATAGAGTAAACGGCAAGCATAATGATATGTGGGGATTGGTAGGTGGAACTAATGAAGAAGCTGAAACACCATGGGAAGCACTCCAGCGTGAAATTTTTGAAGAAATTGGAAAAATAGAAATTAAAAAAACTATTCCATTAGAAACTTTTGTTTCTAATGATAAACAATTTCACTTCCATACATACTTGTGTGTAGTTGATGAAGAATTTTTACCCTCACTCAACGCAGAACACAATGGATTTGCGTGGGTTTCTTTTAACAAATGGCCAAAACCGTTGCATTACGGTTTAAAAAACACACTTACTAATAAAATAAACCTTTCTAAACTTGAAACTGTGTTTAAAGTTATCGACTTATTGCAATAGAGATTTTAAAATGAACAAACAAAATAACGTTAAGGAATTTTCTTGGGGATATGAAATACATTGGGCTAACCAACCAACTTATAGTGGCAAAATTTTAGTATTTCCAAACAAACTAAGTTGTACAGATATGATTTTTCACAAAGATAAAGATAAAACATACTTTATTAACAACGGAAAATTTAAATTTAGGTGGATCGACACAAATAATGGTCAATTATATGAACAAGAGCTAGGCGAAGGCGGAGTTTGGCATGTTCCTGCAATGCGTCCAAGTAGTTTACAAAGTTTAGAAGAAAATAGTAGCATAACAGAGGTAAATAATTCTAGTAATGAACAAGATTTTTTCAATGTGTTTAAATCAGACAGTATATTAGGAGCCAAATAGGATGTTACCGAAACTTGCACACGCCAGTAAATTAAGAATAGAGTTAGAAGGATGGAGAAGTAAGGTTAAAAGCTCATCTAATCCTGTGTTAAAACAAAGAATTAATAAACTTTGTGACGAAATATACCATTTGGCTCAAAATATGGATAATTGGCACGATCCGGCCGGAAAAAATATGATTGTTCCTAATCTTGCTGGAGATATTAGAGAAAAAATCCTAAAAAAACGTCAAGAATGCATACAGTTATTGCAACAATCACAAATTAAATAACACTGAGACGTTTTACAACTATTGTCCCAAACATTGCTGCATGCGTAGTGCATTGATAAACGTAATTACCTGAAATACTTTCAGGAATTTGCCAATACAACACACCTCTTTCTTTACCTTGCGCTGATGCGCCTGTGCTTACAACTCCTTCGTCATCAATGTGTACTAGATTGTTGTTGTATTGCGACAAAGTAGGATCTTGTATTTCAAATGGATGGCCACTAGCGTTTGTTAGGTCAAAACCAATGGTAGTTCCAGCAAGTGCATAAATTGTAGGATTGTTTCCTGAGTAATGACTATTAAATGTATAGGCGGTAACTCCTATAGCATCAACAGTTAGCATTGCAATAGCAGGCATGTAATGTAAAGTCCATTTTCTACCAGTTGGTTCCCATGCAAGTCCTTTCCTAACAAGATAATCTCCTGCAACATAGCCTGTAGTGTCGACATCTGTTAAATCATTCAGAGCATTTGCTCCGCCGCCACCGCCGCCGGAACCAGTGTAATTAATAGTAAGTGTGTCTCCGGTAATTTCTGTACTGATATCTGTGCCGCCAACTACTGAAAGTATGTCAGTAGTGGTGTTTGCGCTAGTATTTCCGCTATCTGCTTGAAATGTTTCCCAAATATTTTGTGTAACACCAGCAACATCGCCCGTAAATGCAATATTAAGATTTCCAGCACTAACACTTGTTGTAATATTAGAGCCACCTAATAAATTTATTGTGTCTGCAGGTGTATCTGCAACAATAGTTCCGGCATCGGTAACAAATGTTTTAAAATAATCTATAGGTGTAAGATTTCCTGCTATAACAACATTCCAGGCTGTACCGTCATACTGCCATGTTGTGTCTCCACTTGTGAATGTATCTCCATTTGTTGGGGTATTTGGAAAATTTATTGCCATATTATGTTCCTACATTTGTTACTATATTTTTTTGTACTAAAGGTTGTGTTCCATATCTGCTATATAATACTCTATTTGGAGCTCCCATTAAACTAGATTGATACACACTGTAATCATTGTCTAAACCAGTTTCAAACATTACATTGTAACTATCGTTTTGGATCCTACTTTTAAATTGTGCAGGAGTCATTTGAGGATTAACTTGAAGATGAAGGGCGCAAACACCTGCTACTTGTGGCGAAGCCATACTAGTTCCGCTCAAATTACCAACATTAAAACTAGTGTTATCAGGATAATCTCCGGTAGAATATATAGAAGAATTACTTAATGTGCTAATTATATTTGTTCCTGGAGCAAATATATCAACCCTAGGTCCTCTGGAAGTTGTATTTGCAGTTTTATCTTTGTAAATTCCACCATCAAGTTGTACAGCAGAATCTATATTTCCAATACACATAGCATTGTCTGAATGAGGACTACTTCCTCTATGGTAATACAAAGTAGTACCGCCATAGATTACACTATTGTCATAATCTAAACCTCCAACATCGTCCCCTTTGTATAAATCATTTCCAGCTGCTATAAAAACATGAATGCCTGCCGCAACCATATCGTCTATTTCAGCATCAACAGATGCAACTCTTGCTGGATAAACTCTAGCAGGTCCAAATACAGCAGGCACTATGCCTGTGCCTTGCCACAAAAACGTATCATTATTATAATCAACATTCCATACCCACGGAACACCTCTGTAAGTTCCTCCTGTAGGGTTTCCACTTACAGTGCTTGAATATCCCCAACTCATATTAACAACAGTAGGACGGCCATTTGTTTTTGCTGCATGCCAAAGTCTA